AAGGTAAAACTTACAATCTAGGCGAACTTATGGTACTAAGCGGAAACCCATTGGGCTCAACCGATGCTGATGTTACAGGTTGGAATTTAAGCGAATATGATTTGGTTTATCCTGGTGGAGGCATAACTTTTACCAACCCACATTCAGATTTTGATGTGAAGTTACAAGTTTTAATTGCTAAATAAAAAAAATTCAGAAAATTAAAGTTCTGGATGATATATATGAAGAAAAAAATTTCAAAGTAAAATGGATTTACTCAATAAACTAAAAACTCTTAGAAATACCACAACTTCTCCTGAAGTGAAAGCTATCTGCGAATCTAACATTCAAAAGATAGAAAGAGGTGAACCAAACATTAATTCAGATTCGATTATGGAGTCAATCCAAAATTTCGAACCACTGAACGAAAATGTTCAAGACCCCTTTCAATTAATGAGAGAGCAAGAACTGAATCGTTCTAAAAATGCTGCCAGCAGATTAATGGAATCCTGGGGAGGAATTGGTAACGGCTTGTCAAAAAATGCTGGAAGTTATGTTGAGGGGGAAAAAGCACAGCCTCAAAAATTTGATTCCACCAGTTTGAACGAAAGCTTGTCCAGCCTTTCTTCACAAGACCAGGGAGCAGCAGCATTCTTAAAGTCCGAAGAAGTAAACAACTTGGGTGTTTTTGAAAGCATCAACACGATTAGAAATTCTGGGATTTTTGAACATCCTTCTATCAAAATTATTTGTGAAAAATACTTTCATCTGTTGAAGAACAAGAATATGCCAGAATTTTTGGTAGCAGAAGGATTTTTACAGGATTTGAAGAACTTCGACTGGGACGAAAGAATCCAGGACATCACCGAATCTCTCAGTGAAAAATTAACAGATCTAAGACCAGAAATAGAAGTTTCGAAAGCTCTTTATGCTATTTCAAGTAATGCTGGGTCGGATTTTTATTCTCCAGTTTCTGAATCCTTGAATAAATGGCTCGTGTCGGAAAACAAATCTATCTCTCTATTGTCTAAAGATATTTCCAGATGGCAGTTTAACCCGATAGTTAGAAATTTGATAAACAATCTTTCTCTTTTGGAAAAAGACTCTTCAAAATTGAATATTCCTATTCACGCTGGAAATTCTTCAGTTCGCAGGGTTTATTCTCCGGTTTTGGTAGAAGGTGGAAAAACAATTTTCACCATCGGATCAAATGTATTTGAAGGTTCAAATCAAGGTCTGAAAAGATTGAACCGTGGCCAAGTTGCTGCTTTACCTAAAAATTACCTGTCCGTTTTGGAATCTTTTTATGCTTCATATGTGAAGGTAGACGAAAATGGATTGAATATATTTGTAGGCAAACACAAATTTTCATTGATTGAAGAATCCGAAAAACCCTCGGTTCTTTGTAATGGTAACCCCATGAGGTTTGATTCTAAAATCAATCTTTCCAAAGCTATCGGTCTAGAAATTGCAGGTTCTTCTGGAGTAAATGAAAACAAAGTTGTATTTGACATTCTGAATTTGTACGAGAACTTCTCGTCCATAGTAGAACTAGACTTTGCTAAAAGAATCGAGTCCAAAGTTTATGAAGGTGCTTCTGTTAATTTGATCAAATGGCAGGATAGGATCTTCTTAAATAGAATCAACGAATCAATGTCTGATAATTCTGTCTTTGAAGTCAACGGAACTCAGGCAACGAACATGGTTAGAGAATTTTTGAAGTATGATATTTCAGAGGGCCTCACTGAATTTTTGGAAGGAGAATCTAGGATCAAGTCCATCATGCTGAATGATAGAAAGAAGCTGATGGAAAATATCACTGTCTTGGAAGGGCAATTAAATAAAGTTGAATCTCAAATGAGTCTCAGCCCGCTATTTGCCAATTCTCCAGAACTACAAAGAGCTCAAAATTTGTTGGAAAAAGAACTTTCATCTCTCCGCAAAAAATGGTCAGCAGTAAATGCTGAAGTGGAAAAGATTGATTCTCAACCTCTTTCTTTCGAGGAAATGTTCGAAGACGACAAATTCAACGTGGGTGAATATGTCAAGGTAATTGAATCGGGGAATACTGGTAAAATAATTTCTATCGATAGTACTTCTGGATCTTACACGGTCCTTATGGATAATGGCAGAACTGGAGATTTCAAAATTGATGAAATTGTAAATCTGGATGATGCTTTATCAATGGCAGGTGACGAAAATCAAGCAGATGCCGAAACTCAAGAGGAATTGAAAGAAGCTTCTCAACAGTTAGCTACAGCACCTGGTAAATCAACCAAGGAAAAAAAGGATGCGGTTCCAGGTAATACAATGAGAAAAAATACCGAAGCTGCTCCTAAAGGTAAAGACAACGACAAGCCAGGACAGAAAGATTACGAGAATTTGAAGGATGCAAATTTAGAAGAAGCTCCAGAAGGTAAGGAAAAACACACCAAGTACAAAGCAACAAAAGGTGCTGGTTATAATTTATCAGAAGATACAAAGTTCAGCAAATCTGATGTTAAACTGATGAAACTTGCTGAGACTCCTGGATCTGAAGAAGGAGATGCGGATTATGATGTCAAGGGAATCAGATATAAGGCAAAAAATCCACAAGTCATGAAGACCGATCCAAATTTTGCTTCAGCTCCAGGCAGTGACAAAGGGAAAGAACTTCATTACAAGGTTGACGATGAAATGGGTTACAATGTGGACGAGCAAAATGATTTGGAAAAAACAAATCAGAATTTGGCAGTTGCTCCTGGTAAATCTGAAGGAGATGCTGGATATGCAGTTAGAACTATCAAAGGTAAAGCACACAGTCCACAGGTAGATAAGACAAATCCAAATTTTGCTGTAGCGCCTTCTAAAGGAGCAGACGGAAAGTTGGGTTACAAGTCAAATCCAGAAATGGGTTATAACATTGACGAAAGCGAGGAGTCAAAAAAAAACTAAAAAAAATACTCAGCCGGGTTTGGGCTTTCGCCCCCTCTAGTCCAGATCAAGACAAAAAACCCGAGCCTTTTGTAAATGATTACAAAAAAGGTTTGAGTTTTGCTCCTACTGGGAAAACGGAGTCTAGAAATAACTTAGAATTTAGCGGAGACAATACCGAGGAAAATAAAGTCTAAGTGAAACTAACCTCGAGGTTAAAACTAAGATTCTAAGTTATCCATTTTTAAACAAATAATGTCTAAAGTTTATGTTACAAATGCTAGTTTAATGGAAGCCATTTTGGAGTCCAAAGAAAAAGGGCAGTTGACGCCAAAAACTATAGAAATGTTTAATTTGATGATTGCAGGTATTTCCAAGAAAATGGCTTACAAGGATCCAGACGACAAAGCAGATTGTATGGCTTTTGCTATGGAAGACCTTTGTAAATATTGGAACAGATTTGATCCAACCAAATCTAATAATCCATTTGCTTATTATACACAGATAGCTAAAAATGGATTTGCCAAGGGATGGAAAAAAATACATCCCCCTAAATCCCCCAAAACTATTCCATTTTCTTATATTACAGGAGAAGACAATTCCTATAATATTTAGATGACTGACATTAAGAAAATCAAGCCTAATGGGGATTATAAATCTGGTCTGTATGTGCCAGTCAATCCTGAAAAATATGTAGGCGACATCCACAATATTATTTGTAGATCTAGTTGGGAATTCCGTTTTTGCAAATATTGTGATAACAACGAAAAAATTCTGAAGTGGAGTTCAGAGCCTGCAGCTATTCCTTATTACAATCCATTAGACAAAAAAGAACATCAATATAACGTAGATTTTTACATTAGAGTTCTTCAAGATGATGGCACAGAACAAGACTGGTTGGTAGAAGTAAAACCACAAAAACAACACCAGAAGCCAATCTATGAGGGAACTTACACCGAGGAAAAATTGAAATCATACAATCATAAAATGCAAATTTGGATTACAAATCAATCCAAGTTCAAAGCTGCTAAACATTGGGCAGAAAGCAGAGGTATGAAATTTGGAGTGGTAGACGAGAAATTCTTGTTTCAAGGTAAATGAAAGACTTTGTAGAACAAGCTAAAAAGTTGAGAAATGAATTCTCTTCTCTGTCCAAATTGAATTCTTCAATCAATGAAGAATTTTTGAAAAAATACGGTCCAAATTCAGATGAATCTGTAGAAAAATTTTCCTCTTTTAAAAGTGGAAAAATTTACTTTGCAGTTAACACGACAAAATACAAACCAGAAGAAAAAAATTCTTTCGTGAATAGATATCCCTGTTTTCTGTTCCTGTCCGAGGAAAGAACACAAAGCGGTACAATCTGTAAAGTGATGGACTTAACTATAATTCCTTCTGATTATAGAGCAGAAATTCTCACCAGACTGACTTCAACTTTTGGTGAAATTATTCAAGAGAATATAAGAAACTTACAAAGTTCCCAAATGCCTTTAAATTTAAAAGGCGAAAATTTACAAAAAATTCTGAAAGGTACGGGATACGAGTTTGCAATTTTTGGTTTTAAAATGGAAAATTTACAAAATATCAAAATTGTAGATTATGCAGATTGGATTAAAATTCCCTTCCTAAGTCATGCTTCTTTAGAGGGTCTCTCATTACAAAAGATATATAGCGAATATAAATCGAAAATAAAAATCTGATTTTGACTATAAAATCAAATTTCTGGCAAGATGGCAGGATTTAACGAGAACCCAAACACCAACCCTATTTTTCAAAGAATCAGGGATTCCGTCAAAAATCTGAGTAATTTCGGATTGAGATATGGAGACATGGTGGTGAAAAATTCTCAAGCTATCGGTACCACGGAAGCGGAATTTTTAAAAAAAGGTCCAATTGAAGACGAGACGACTTTTTTTTCTTTAGGTCGTCAGGATACCACAACCAGACAATACATCTCCTATTTCGATAAAGACTATGCAGGAAAAAGAGATTATCTGAGAAAATTTTCTTTGAATCCAGAAATCGAATACATTTTAGATACTGTTTGTGATGAATCTATTTCCTATGATGGTTACAATTTTTTTGCTTATCCGGCATTTTTAAACATAACAGGAATTAAGAAAGAGGTCATAGATAAGATTGACTCCACATACAAGAAATTGTATGACATGTTTGGCTTCAACGATGACATTTCTGCTTGGCAGTATTTCAGGCAACTATTGGTTGATGGGTTCGTTGCCTTTGAAATTATCTATGACGATAAGGGGAAAAACATCATAGGTTTCAAGGAACTCGACGCCACTACTCTGATGCCATCTGTAGAAAAACAGAAGGATGGTACTTTTTTGAATGTTTGGTATCAGTACCCCAAAGACGAAAGAAAAAGGAGAATGCTTTATGATTCTCAAATTATTTACCTCTCCTACGCCAAAGGCAATTCTGTATCCAGAGTTAGTTACACCGAAAGATTAATCCGCCCTTATAACGTCCTGAGGATTATTGAATATACACGTGTTATTTGGTCAGTGATGAATGCATCATTCCGTCTCAAAATGACAGTTCCCGTGGGGTCCAGATCGCAACAAAAGGCGATGCAAACCTTAGGTGAATTAATGAGTATCTACAAGGAAGATATTCAGTTCAATGATGAAAGTGGAGAACTTTCAGTAAATGGGCAACCTAAGATTCAGTTTTACAAAAATTATCTGATGCCCAAAGGTGCATTAGGAACTCCAAATATCGAACCTCTAAACACTGTTGGTCCAAATTTAAATGACCCAGCTCCTCTGGCTTATTTTTTTGATAAACTTGTGCAGGAATCAAAAATTCCTTTCTCTAGATTTCAAGGTCCAGATGGAGGATCTATTGGTAAATATGCCAACTCTGCTGAGGGTCTGGATAAAGAAGAAATTAGGTTTGCCAAGTTTATTATGAGGCTAAGATCTATTTTCCAAGATATTCTCATCAAACCTTTGTGGATTCAATTGTGTAGAGACTTTCCCCAGTTGGAGAAAGATTATATGTTCAGAAGCCAATTGGGTCTTACCTTCATTTCTGATAATCCGTTTAGGGTCAATCAAGAGATAGAAACGATGTCCAAAAGAAAAGAGTCTATCGATTCCATGTACCAGTTGGTAGATGGAGAGGGACAACCTTTCTTTTCTTTGGGTTATTTGATTGAAAATTTTCTTGGTATGACGGAAGACGACATTCGTTCTAACGAGGAAGCCAAGGAAAAAACAGAAAAAAAGAAAAAGAAATCTGAACCAGGAGAAGAGGGTGGAGAAGAAGCTGGAGCATCCCCCGGAGAATCACCTACACCTCCAGCAGGTCCTGAACCTGGTGGTACGCCCCCTGAAACAGAAACACCGGAATAATTATGGCAGGCTTTAATGATGATAGTAGTCAACAGCGTTCTTTTTTAGGCAACTTGTACCGAAATTTGTCTAGAATCGGGAGATTTGGGATGCAATATGAGGATATGGTAATCCGCAATTCTCAGGCTATAGGAGCCACCGAGTCTACATTCTTCAATAACCAAGGAACTGGATTTACCGAGAATGATGCTTTCTTTTGGACTTTAGGTTATCAAGATACTAGGGTAAGAAAATATATTGCCTATTTTGATAAAGATTATTTGGGCAAAAGAGAATTTCTCAGAAAATTTGCTTTAAACGGAGAAATTGATTTTATTCTAGACACCTTGTCTGACGATGGAATTAATTACGATGACAAAAATTTCTTCGCCTATCCTTCTCTATTAAACGTAGATTTGAAACCAGAAGTTCGAACCAAAGTAGAGGAGAATTTCAGAACCCTGTATATGCTTTTTGGTTTCCAACAAAGCACTTTGGCTTGGCAGTATTTTCGTCAATTTTTAGTAGATGGTTTTTTAGCTTTTGAGATTGTTTATTCTACGGATGGCAAGAAAATTGTTGGATTCAAAGAATTAGATGCCACATCTTTGCAACCAGCCACCGAAAAACAACCCAACGGGGAATTTCAACAAATTTGGATTCAATATCCCGGAGATCCCCGGATGACCCGTAAACTAAAAGCTGAACAAGTCATTTATCTCTCTTATGCTAAAGGAAACTCCGTTTCTAGAGTAAGTTATACAGAAAGACTTATTAGATCCTATAATATTCTAAGGGTGATGGAAAACACCAGAGTAATTTGGAATGTGATGAATGCATCCTACCGCTTAAAGTTTGTCATTCCGGTCGGAACACAATCCGCCCAGAAAGCTATGCAAACCTTGGGCCAACTTATGTCTCAGTACAAGGAGGAAATTCAAATCAACGATACTTCCGGTGAATTAACAGTCAACGGAGCACCCAAGATTCAATTTTATAAAAATTATTTATTCCCGGAAAAAGACGGGGAAAGTCCAGACATCAACACATTGAATCCCAATGGTCCTGATTTCAATGTGATGGAAAATGTTGTGTATTTTTACAATAAATTAAAATTAGATTCGAAGATCCCCTATGCTAGGTTTGCTTTCCGCAGTGGACCAGCTACCTATCAAATTTCTATCGATCAGTTGGAGAGAGATGAAATTAGATATGAAAAATTTGTAACCCGCCTAAGATCAGTCTTTCAAGAGCTTTTGGTTAAACCTTTGTACATTCAAACCTGTTTAGATTTTCCAGCTTTATCTGAAGATAGATCTTTCAAAGTCAATTTGGGGCTAAATTTCGTGAAGGAAAATGTCTTCGAACAGCTTATTATGTTGTCCAATTACACGAAAAGAACTGCTTTCATCACAGCATTAGGCGACATGAAACAAAGGATAGGGGAGGAAGAAATTCCATATTTCGACAAAGAATGGTTGATTAAAAGATGGCTAGGTTTGAGTATGGATGAATATAGAGCCAATGAAAAATACAAAGAGGAAGAAAAGAAAAGAGCAGAAAAAGGCAAGAAGAACAAAGAACCAGGAGCAGCAGAAGGAGGAACACCTGAATTCACTCTTTAAATTAAAATAGATGGAATTTGAAAATTTATTTTCTACCAAAAAAATTTTAGTAGTTGGAGATTCTATTTTAGATCACTATGTTTATGGAAAGGTGCACAGAATATCTCCGGAAGCTCCTGTTCCTGTTGTGTTGAAAAGCGAGGAAGAATTTTTTCTAGGTGGAGCTGCTAACGTGGCCCAGAATATTACAGCCTTTGGAGCCAAGTGTACGTTGTTATCCTTAACTGGGAGTGATTTAGAAAGGGATATTTTATTTCAAAAGTGTTTTGAACAAAATATAAATCCGGTTTTTATAATAGATGAAAGTAGACCCACAACTAAAAAAACAAGGGTGCTGGGAAACAAACATCAAATTGTAAGAATCGATCACGAGAAAACACACGGGCTGTCTCTTGGATTAAGTCTTAAAGTATCTGAAATTTTCGAAAATGAAATTTTAAACCATGACGGGGTTATTTTTCAAGATTATGGTAAAGGTTTGCTCACTAAAGATTTACTGGAGCTTTTAATTCAAATTTCACAAAAACACAATCGACAAATTTTAGTAGATCCCAAAGAACCTGATCTTTCTAGATACCAAGGGGTTTCTTTTATCAAACCAAATTTGAATGAGTTCAAGTCCATGCTAAATTTAAAAATCGAAGAAGAGCTGGAAATTCCGCAAATCGTAGATTATGCTCAAAAAGCATTGAGCGATTTTGATTATGAATGTTTCCTAATTACCTTGTCTGAACGTGGAATTTTGGTGGTTAAAAAAAACTTCTCGTATCATGTACCTGGCATCAGAGTGGATGTTTCTGATGTGTCTGGTGCTGGTGACACCGTTAGTGCAGTATTTGCTTTGGGGATTTTTGCTGGACAAAGAAAGTCTATTTCTGAGTTGGAACTTGTCCAAATTGCAGAGACAGCAAATTTGGCTGGATCTCTAGTTTGTAGACACCTGGGGGCGGTGCCAGTTGACCCCGTTGAATTATTTAATTATCCTCAAAAAAATTCTGAAATTTTCTGAATTTCATTTTTTTAATTCGAATTTTAGTTCTATATTTACATCATGAAAAACGAACTAAAAGTACTTGCACAAGTGGAGCTTCTCACTGGTAATGGCTCCCAGAAAGAAAAACAGAGGTTGATTTCGGAATCTCTTTCAGAAGAGATGCTGTATATCCTAGACGTATGTTTTAATCCTTTCGTCACCACCAAATTACACAAGCTAGAAATCGAAAAAAATAGGGGTTTAATTCCCCCTGTTTCTTTTCCAGGATTTCATGTTTTCAAAGACCTGATCGGGGATCTAAAAAAAGCTCCTGCCGCCAATGACTCTTTGAGACAGAGAGCAAATTTTTTGATTAACACCCAACTGGACGAAGATCCTAATACGGACCTTGTTTTAAGGGATATTCTAATGAAAATTCTGACCAAAAGAATGAATATAGGAATTGGTGCCAAGCTGATTAACAAAGCAGTTGGCAGTGAATTAATTCCAGATCCTTCTTTGATGTTAGCTTCTGACGATCAAAAAGAGGTGTCAGGATGGAGCAAAATTTACTGCGAGGAAAAGTATGACGGCGTTCGTGTTATCGCGGTGGGCAATAGAGAATCTGGTTTTCAATTTTACACCCGTGCTTTCAACGAACTGGACAAAACAAAACTTTCCCACATAGAAGCTGAGTTAGTCAAGATTCTTCACGGAGCCAATATAATTTCTGATGTTTTCTTTGATGGAGAGCTCACTGACCTGAACAGAAAATCAGTCTCTGGAAAAGTAACCCAGATTCTGAAGGGGACTGCCCCTGATAATATTGATAAAGAATTTATTTTCAATGTCTTTGATCTTGAAAAATCGGAAGTTTTAAAGTCAGGCAAAGGGAATACGCCTTTCACCAAAAGAAGACAAGAACTAGAATTTCTAACTTCTTTTTTATCACCCACCGGACCTGTAAAATTGGCCAGACAATGGGTCGTTGATACCTTTGAAGAAACTCAGTCTATCTACGGTTTGATCGTTTCTATGGGAGGAGAAGGTGTTATTCTCAAACCAGGAAATCACGTCTATGAGTGTAAACGCAGTAAGAGCTGGGTAAAATTAAAACAAATTCAAGACTGCGATTTGGAAATAACTGGCTGGTACCCAGGAGAAGGCAAAAGAGAAGGTTTTATTGGCGGGTTTATCTGTACAGATGCCTCTAGAACTCTAGAGGTCAAAATTGGTTCAGGCTTCACCGATCTTGATTTAAAAACACTAAGTTTAAATCCAGACCAATGGATTGGTAAAGTAGCAGCAGTTCAGTTCAACGAGCCCATCACCGATAAATTTGGCA